TCAAGCTTTGCTTTAATAGCGGATAAATCCATTCCCATAATTATAACTAATTTTAAAAGTATTTAATATATAACTAATATAAGAACTTCTTATTTAAGAGGCAACTTATATTTCAATTATTTTGAAAAGTTTTGTATTGATTCTTTTTAACTCAGGTCCTCTGGTTAATAAGATACAGTTTCGATAATCTAGCCAGTTTACTTTATATGAAGTATCTAACTTACCACCGTTTAGCTCTTGGATTAGTTTATTAAGAGCGTTTATTGTGTAGAGTGTATTGGATTCTTTTTTTCTATGAACAAGGATAGTGTTCTCTAAAAAGTTAGAAACGTTACCAAAGTCAACATTATAAGTACAGATGTACTCATTTTGACTCTTTGAATATAATACAAATATTTTATTGTAAATAATATTGTATTTCTCCTGTATGTTTTCTAGAACGCTTTCGAGATTCTCTTCAGTAGAAAACGTACAGAATAATTTGTTACTCATATCCTCGTATAATTGTAATTGATCAAAGTCGTAATCAAATTGCGACTCTTTTACAGCATAGTCTGTCATAATATAAATATAAACTTATTTTACAAAACCAAATTTTTACTAGATTTAAATTTGACCGGGTATTTCCCTTCTTCACTTAATATTTTTTCTAAATTCTCCAAGACTTCTTTACCATCCTCCTTACTATAATCAAAAAGTATAGCATCGTAAGTATAAAGGACTGGAGCAGTCTTTTTATCTTTCAAATACCTAAGTACTTCTTTTAATATAAGAACATTTCTGGAAGTTTCCAACGATTGCATCATATAATTCATAAGCTTTGCTGGATTCATACGTCCTAATTCTTTCGTAAACGGTTTTCCTGACTCAGGATTACAAACAATATCAGTTTGAGTCCATACATCGTATATATTATCAATAAACTCTTGAATTAGTTTAAATATCTCTAAGTTTTTATGCTTACGAGGTATTTTTCCATATAAAGCTTGAAAATTTATCTGTTTTGCTTCATCATATTGCTCTTCATTAATATCTTCTGTACCAAAATAATGTTTTGCTAATTGCTTATGAGCGGATTCTGAGCTAAGTGAATAACCAATCTGGTCGCAAAGTAACCGCAAGTGATAACCGTCAAAGTCAAACTCCACAAAATAATCGTTCTGCGGTTTGAATGATCCTCTATGGCTTTCCGACTTAGGAATAGCAGCGTAATTAACACTATTATAAGAATTAGTGGGTCTAGATGTAGCGTTGTAGAGGTTATATGAGGTATATGTAACATTATCTTTAGTATTTAAATTAATATTTTTAGGTTTAAATAATTCTACAAAGGAATTATATACTATTCCTAAACCTTTCTGTTCTAATAAAAAGAAAACATTAGTAGCTAACTTATTATAGAAATCAAAACCTGAAGGTATTTCTAATTCTATATACTTTTCTATTTTAGAAAATAACAACTCACCCTGTTCATGTAATTTAGATAAAGGTACTAACTTATTTACTTGTAAGAAATTATCAAAACGTCTTGAATACCAGTTAGACAGTAACGTATCGTACGATAAATCTAATCGTTGAAAGTAAGTCATAGAGTATAATAAGCTAATATCTATTGCTCTCTGTAAATTGAAATGGTATAAGAGGTTCTTTTTATCTAATGTATATACTTTATCATATTTAGAAAGTAGTTCAGAGACACGAAGTTTATCAACATTCATTCCATCATCATGCGCTATAGGAATAATAAATCCTTTAGATTGAGATAGAGGTCTTATGTATACAGCTACAGTCTTCGCAAGCTTAGGATGAAGCTGAAAGCTATCAGGTATAGGAATAACAAATATACCTTCTTTACCTGCATTTTCTAAGAATTGTAATTGACTATCAGTCTCTGATATATAAAACATTTATAATAACCTTTATTCTAATATAGTAAAAATAATTGCAATATGCAACTAGTAGCTTGGTTTTCTTCTAATCTCAGGTTTTTTCTCTATATTTACTGTTGTAGTCTTAGGTTTTTCTTCACCTTCTATATAATCATCACAAAATTGTCCGAAATCATCAAAGTGTTTTGAAATACCAGGCATTATTGCTTCTGCTTGTTCTACTATATTTTTATTTTGACTCTTTACTCCAGGATAAAGATAATCTCCAAACTTATAATCTTCTTTAGGACCTTTAATTACCCAGTTTAAAATTAATCTTCTATATACGTTTTGAGTTTTTGCTTTTGAATATCCTTGTTTATTTACTTCAATAATTTTATTTGTACGTTTATCTTGTACATAGTATCTTTCTAATTCTCCTTCGTTATAATCTTCTGGGCTTGGAGTAGGATAGAATACATTTTTATCTTTACTAGCTAATCCTATAGGTTCCATTAAGTCTTCAAGACGTGGAGACATTATCTTTAAAGGCTGTACGTTACCAAAATTACCTTTAAGTAAATCTTCTTTAGAAGGTTTAGGAAAGAAAGTACCAAAAGAAGTAGCAATAACATCAGTTGCTTCTACCTCATTACCATTTTGGTCAGTTACTGGTGCTTCTTTTGCGTCTTCTTGCTTTTGTTGTGATTTAGGTAAATACATTTTATATTAAGTTTGCTTCTTTAATTACCTTATTGGTACTTCTAATTAATGAATAAGAGTACGTACTTTTACCAGCCAAGTCTTTTTGTTTTTTAGCTAAAGTCATTACTTTAATCTGCTGTGCTCCATTCTTAAATACTTGACAGCCTGCTGACCATCCGTTTACGCTACTACCAGTAGATGTTCCTCTTGAACCTTTATGGATGTTTATACCAAAATACCCTTCTTGAATAGTACGTCTATCTAAATCATAAATAGTATCAGTTGTTTTATCTCTATAAACTTTTACTTTACCTTTACTTTGTTTAAATGCAGTATGTGGATTTGACCCTCCTCTTCCATGAGTACCTACAGACCAGCAATCTTTATAATGACCTTCTACCATTACAGCACATCCATTTTTATTTATAGGTTTTACGAGCATTGAGAATCCTGGATCGGTTGAAGCAGCAAATGATTGAGCTTGTTTCTTTCCATTCTCATCTATATACGCCACGCAAATTAAGTCATCAAAATGGTTAGTACCAGGTAACGTAACACCGTAAGAAGTACTTTTAGCACCTCTCATATTTCTTATACCTACCATATTCAATACATGCTTTTCAGTACTCCAAGGATGACCTTCTTCTTCTATTGCTCTTTGTAAAAGATCATAATCTACATTAGTCCCATCTAAAGCTTGCTTAGGATCGAAGTTAGCAGTTTCAAATGAAGCAGTTGTATCATCAGCAATCTGTCTTTTCTTATTCTGTTCATTTTTAGCTTCTTGAGCTGCTGCTTGTTCTTCTTTAGAAGGTACTTCTATATTATAAAATTGAGTACCTATATCAGTAACCCATCTATTTTGTTCTATAGTATGAGATAAACTGGTAATTATATATCCGAATTTTTCATAATCTTTAGGTATAATACCTGTACCATTAATATAAAATGCTTCTGCTACTCTTAATCCAGCAATACCGTCTAATTTTAAACCTACTTCTAGAGGAATAACTCCAGGTATTGGATCTCCTTTAGCATTTTTATCTTGGAAAAGCTGTTCTTGAGACCAAGATTTATGAAAACTTCTTAATGCATCATGATCACTCTTTCTATATTTCATATTACGAGCAAACCTATTACAAAATCTACCGAAAGTATCATCTATATCTTCTATCCAAGATTCATATTGTTCTTGCTTTCTATCTGGAGCTGGTTTACTTCCTTTTTCAGATCCTTTTTCTGTATCTCTTTGATCTTTAAATGCAACTATTCTATCTACCTTACCTTTATTCCATTTAAACATTTGATAGAACTTATCTTCATTAGTTTCAGTAACTGTAGGTTGAGCTGATATAGATATCATAGAAGCCATTTCGTTAGATATCTTAGACGAAATTGATAAATCTTGAACTATACTATCTAATCCAGTTACATTAATTCTAGGACATTTTCTC